AGTCCAAAGACAAGTGCACGGTTTGGGTCAAGTCCAGCCATAAGGCCGTATGTAACATCACACCAATAATCGCCAGCAATATCCTTGCTTGGAATGTAGTTGATTTCATAAGGAGCACCAGCGTTAACGCCGCGTACTTCCTTCTCAACATTACCAAATACTTCTTCGTCCATCTTAAAACATAGGCGCATGACGTGACGGAATGCTTCAGCAAATACAGCCTGTGCTGTTTTAACCTGTGTATCAAATCCACCCATGAGTGCTTCTACACCACGGCCAGTTACAATAGAACCTGACTGCTGACCTAGACGGCCTTGTGGGTAACGTGAACCTACGCGTAGTTCCTGGTCAAGAAGTGCCGACTCTTGGAAGATACCGCTAGGAATATCAAGACCAACGCGACGAATCTTTTCTGGATTAGCAGAACGGATAGTTGCGTCTGGGCCAATTTCAAGTACGTTAACATCTGAAGGAAGTGCAAACGGAGCCTGTACAGATTTCTGTGCTGCTTCCAACTGAAGTGTAGCAAAGCGTGAGCGAGCAACCTGTACCCACATGATGTCATCGAACTGACCACGTTGGTGCTCATCTGAGTCAATTCCTGGGCGTACTGCAATAACTACTGGAATCTCACCGATGAAGTTCTTTGAACGGTCAAGGACAAGGTTCTTGCGCTCTGGAACAAAGAGAATAACTTCTTCCTTGTTAACATAGCGAAATACTTCAAGCATACGCTCAGAGTTGCGATTCTCATACTGGCCACGGATAACTGGTTCGTGCTCTGGGAAATCGTTGCAAAGTTCACGGACTGTCTTCTGGTAGCGGCGTGTGTAAGAAATTAACTTACCAAAACGGTCCCACTCAGGGTATGAACCAATTGGGTTGTCCAAGCGAATCATTGGACGATTGTTCTCAAAGTCTGGTTCGATGATGAATGCAAGCATGCCGTATGTTAAGTAGCGGTCAGCACCTGTGTACATCTGAGTTTGCAAGTTACATGAATCACGATAGCCAGCGGCAATCATTGTGCGCTTATCTGCACGCTTGCGTGCTCTATCGCTGATTGCATCCGTTGTATCACAGTTAAATGCTGGGAGTGGGGCGATAACTTCTGCTACGTCGCGTGCTGCGATATCAATGAAGTTTGCAACCATTGGCTTAGGAAAGTCAGATGAGAAGAGTTCAGGGAATACCTGCTGAATGTTTCCTTGACGGATTGAAAGCAGGTCAGCCCAACGGGCATCACGAAGGTGGTAGTGTTCGCGTAGTTTGCGAACCTTGACCCCTAGGTCATCTATATCCATTGCCATACCAGGTTCCTCCGTTTGAAGCCATCTGCTCTTGCATCTTGGCGTATTCTTCTAAGTTAACAACCTTGCGACTAGCAAGTTGGCCCTTTGTTGCAAATGGGTTCTTAACAAAAGAACCGCCGTATGCGCCCATCTGATTGATGTAGTCACGCATCTGAGTCTCTGCAAACCAGAGAGCCATTGGTCCGTCTTGCTTGGCTTTAGTGCCAGCAGACCAGGTAATCAATTGCTCGATAAGAGCCTTGATGTGTTCGTTATCGGCACGAGGAAACTCCAGAAGGTTTGAACCTTTAATATGTTTGCCTTGGTTGTCCGTCGTGCCGAATAGTGGGGCCATTGAAGCGACACCGAATTCGGCATCCATCTTATTTGCACCCGTGTAGTGTTGCACCAAGCGGATACCGCGAGATGCTAAAAATTTATTTATCTGTTCGTCTTGAGTCAAGAACAATTGGAAAGCGTTCTTCTCAATTACCCATACTTTGGGATTGTACTTCTCAGTCCAACTGAATATCAGGTCACGAATCATCTGCGGTGTAGGCGCTGGCATGCGCGAGGCCTCTAGCAGGTAACGCTTCTGGGTTGTCCTGTCACCTGCGATAATGACAGAGAATGTATCTCCCGACATAGCAGGGTCCATAGAGGCAACAATGTACTGGTCGTTCATGCGTTCTGGTTGACCAGGAGCACCTGGGATGATTGGCCCGATAGGTCTCATACCCGATACAGAACCGCGTACACATTCAGGTGCAAAGATTGCAGTAGACTCAACGTCCTGCTGCTGATAAACCATTGCCCAAGTCTTTGGGTCTAGGACACCGCGACGCTTCTTAAGGTTAAGTCCATCCCAGCGAGGAAAGAGTCCATCTGCGTCAGCAAGGTCTTCTCCACCTGTCCATGGTCTGTCAGACTTAGGCCAAAGGGTTTGCCACTTGACTGGGTCTTCATCAAACTCTAGGACGGCTGGCATAGCCAGGTAAGTCCAAGGAGAGACACCTTCAGGGTAGCGGTCTGGGTTACGCATCTCTCGGTACATGTCAACTGGGTCTACGCGAGTACCTACGACAAGAATCTTACCAGTAGGTCCCACACGAGTCAGGACTTCCTGCTGAATCCAACGAATCTGCTTTTCATACTCATTAGAGTTCGAGAGGGTCACACAGTCATCGAGGATGATGAGGTCAGCACGTGCACCGTAAATCTGACCGCCGATACCCAGCGCTTGTAGGGTAGGGTCCTTTTCGCCAGAATCACGTTCGATATAGATTGCATCCTGGGTCCACTTTTCAGCAGTAGCCTTGAAGCCTTCCACAGGAGCATAACGTCTTTGAAGTTCAATCCATTGAGGCGAGGTGAGTCTTTGCTTGACAGCATAGAGAAACTCCTTGGCCATCTGCTGGGTCTTAGAAACCAACTTAATACGGACGTTCGGGTCGGTCACAATACGATACGTTACATAGTCTATCGAGACAGTCATAGATTTCGCGTGCTCTGGTGGCATATTGCAGAGCACGTAATTCTTAAAGCCAGGTTCATAAATCATGTTGGGATGGAGCCATGCTGGCTCACCATCTTCCAACAACGAGATGATATTGCGCTGGTGTGGGAAGGTCTGACTCATCATGTACTTAGAGCGAAAGTCTTCAAATGTTATATTTTGGTCATCGTCAGAGACGACACCCTTACGCTTCTGAATTACTCTGGCGAGGTCAATAGCCTCTTTGAACTGTGGGTCTGAAGCGCGGTAGTACTCGTAGGACTTGATTGACTTGCCTACGGCGCGACAAGCATCTTCGACGGTAAGTCCGTCTTCGATGAGCGCGATAAGTTTCTTCTTTGCATCTGGGGCTGGAATAGATGCACCTGGGGCAAGTTTATAGGTATTGCTTTTGGGTTTAGTCATGGGAACAGAAAGTCCCTTTCTGGTTCCGACGGACAACTTTGCACTTGGGCAAAGTTTTCCTAAAACCTATTTCTCCTACCGCGAAGCGTGTGCCTATGGGCACCGCTTGGGTTATGTTAGGGGGGCGCTAATGGCGCCCAATGCATCTGGAGGAAGACGACCCCTAGGAGTCTTCCGACCCCAAATCGTTCGGCTCAATTGCAACCTCGCTGTGAGGCTCGGCTGCCGAGAGCCGAACTTAAAGAGGGGTAATTTATTTTCTCCCCTATATATATTAAGGCGGGATAAATACCTTTCATCCCGCATTTAGGTGTGTGATTCTCGTCACATTATATATAACCGCAGGTCAGAGCCTATATTTAGAAAAAATATTGTAGTGGATAGTAACGATAGGTGGGCGCCGTTGTTAAAAACCCTGGGGTTGTGCTGTAGTCGCTAGGACTCTCCGCCCGTGAAAGACTTACCCCTGCCCGTCGTAAATATATCTCTCCACGACGACGGGGCAACGATTCTTCCTACGGGTGAACCCAATATAAGCGTTACAGTATGCGCCCGACTTACTGTCTTATATGTCCGTTTTGCCCCGTATTGTCCCGTATTGTGGTGATATGTCCGTATTGTCAGGGTGTTATGGAACGTGGGAGGGGGGACAGTCCTCTCCCGCCCTCCCCGTGTCCATTCCGTCCCATTAGCGCATTGTGCCCCGCTTATCCCTTATGTCCAATTCCCTTAATTCTTCTAATATAGTTGAACTTTCAACTACTTATGGGCTTATGATTCTCAGGATTCGCACATGTAATCGTTATCAAACTGTTACCAAAATATGCCCTTTCGGGCTTGACATGCGCTTACGCATAGGGTATCTTTCGTAGTGTAAGTTCAACTATTGAAAGGTAAGACAATGAGCAAAGCAACCGAACGCGTAGCGTTGAAAGTCAGCACAATCAGCAACACCTGCGCTAACTGCTACAACGAGACAAGCAACCGAATCCATGTCGGCTCAATCGAGGGTTTTATCTTCTGCTCTCATGACTGTGCTCTCGACGCAATCAAGCGCCACAATCAGAAAAAAATGCAACACTACTACGCAACAGTTCAAGCCTAATTTGCTTCTCTCGTCCGTGTCGCTTGACACGGGCGGGGGTGGTGGCTTAGCCTAAGCAACCAACACTAAATGCTCATGGAAGGGGCAGAATATGAAACTAATTAAAGACACCGCAAGCGCATGGGAAACGTACATGGTCGAGGGATACCCTTTCGGTATCGAGAAAATAGACCGTGGCGCATGGTACGCCTTTAAGTTATTCGGCAAAGATAGAATCTACCTAGACACTAAGGGCATGGGAAAGGAGAGGGCTAAGGCACTTCTATCCCATGAATTAGAAGGCTACAAGTCGAGAATAATCACCGCAATCACCGCCTAAGTATTACCGCCCCCCGCCCGTAGCGACGGCGTAGGCTCATGACCTACGGGGGGCACTAGATAGGGGTTCGCCCCTATCGGTAGAGGATAAAGAGTTTATCCTCACGCGGAAAGACCGCACGGAACGAAAGGAATAGGCAGTGAAAGTTGAACTAAGTCGCGAGGAATTACTACTACTTAAGCACGCCCTAGAATTTAACACTACGGGCACACGCCAGAGCAACTACGCGCAACGCGTGGCACGCCTCACCGCACGACTAGAGCGCGAGATTAACCCGCACGTTAAGGCGGTGTCAGCATGAGCAAAATCTTAAAAAACGCCATCGCATGGAGCGTCCTCGCACTAATAGGGCTAGGCGTCGGATTCCTAGCCACGCACCACACGGAATCTTACAACTGCCACCGCAACGCGGAGCAAGTAATTATGTGCGATTTCAGATATGTAGGCAACTAATGAGCGCCGTTATGGATTCGCGCATATGGGCAAAATCTGACAATTTCGTGTGGTTTTACATCAAGAAAGGAGACCCTAAAACCTACCTTGGCACAACTAGGACAAGGCAAGAAGCGGAAAAAATTATTGCCATCGGTGCTTGACGGGGTGGCTAGGGCGTTATACCCTAGCCTCTCAGCCTCTCACCGAGAGAGGATTAGATACCTTGGAAGGGGTACAGCATGACAACAGCAACAGCAATCAAGAAACTAGAAGCACAGCAAGCACGCGAGAAACTTCTCGAGCACTATCTCACCGAGGGCTCACGCGTTTACACAATCCTCCGCCATGTCTCATCTAGTGGCATGAGCCGAGACATCTCGCTAATTGTGGCAGACAAAGACGGCACAATCACAGACATCACTTACTACACGGCACAGGCAACAGGCGATAGACTAGTCGAACGCAACGGACACCGCGCTATTCGTGTGCATGGCTGTGGCATGGATATGGGTTTTCACCTCGTCTACAACCTTTCTAGTGTCCTATTTCACGGACAAAACCGTGCAGGCTACGAATTGAAACAGGCTTGGCTATGAGTGACGCAAGATTTACCGTCTGGATTGAAGGTGCAGAGATTAACTCTCATTATTTAACCCTCAGAGGGGCAGAAGAAGTCGCCAAAGTATGGCGCGGAATGGGTTACTCTCCAATCATTGAAGAGGTGAAGGCATGAGCCTCACAATTAAAGGCGTCACCAAAGAGGACACCGCCTACGACAAGCGCATTACATTCGAGAGAGACGGCGTCGAGTATTCCGTACTTCTACACTGGGACGCTTACGACGGTTTCGACCTTAACTTCTTAGACGGGCGCAACTTTATCCCTGACCCTGAATGGGCTAGTGAATGGCAAGATTCAACCGAAGGAGCGGAAAGCCTTGAGTACGCTCTTGATTCATTGACCGATGAAGTACTGGAGGGCGTAGCATGAGCGAACTATTAAGGTGCACGAATTGTGCCTATGAGATAGACGAAGCCAACGCCCTCGGCATGTGCTACAACTGCCAACAAGCCTACGAGAAAGGGCGTCAGGCGGGCACAGACGAGCCGAAACAGGCAGACGACGCGGGACTGTATGAGATAACAATTTTCAAGACCGTGGACGGCTGGAGTAAATACTACAAAAGTGCAGAAGAAGCCCGCCAAGATGGGGCAAGAACCAAGAAACGATACAGCGAGGCAGAAACTAGCACCATCGCGGAGTACTTCTTCGACATCGCACAGATTAGCGAGGGCACAGAGTGAACGATTACACCGTGACGCTAGTCTATGACTTATTCAATATCACCACCGTAGTTTACGCAGACAACGAGGAGGAGGCAAAGCGTCTCTCCTTGCAGAAACTAGACCAAGAGTGCGGGCTACCACTGGGCGAGCCTATGGAGTACCAACTACAACTAGAAGGGAAGTTTACAGCGTGAACCAAGTAGAGATTCTGAAAGCGGAGTACAAGAGGGCGCAAGAGCACCCTCTATTTGATGACCCCGCACAATACTCAATTCTGTTGGACTTGATTCTCGACAAGATAGAGCAATTGGAGGGCACAGAGTGAACCTAGACGCCATCTGTAAAGAGTGCGAGGGAGACGGCTGTACCCTGTGCACCATGTTCTGTGGTGACTGCCTCACGCCATTAGAAAATTGCGGGTGTCGCCCTTGATTATCTTGACACTGGCAGGCTTACCGATTATCGTTCTATCAGTAATAGGAATACTAAACACGCAACCAATAGCAGAAACGGAGCAAGACCATGGAAGAAAATGAAGAGGCATTTAGTTGGGATACCCTTATCTCATTAGCGCAAGAACTAGCCGACTTGGGCACAAGTATCAAAGAGGGGAAGGCAGTCAGTGACACTACAAAGTAAGGCACAAAGTAAGGCGTTAACCGAACTCAAAGCCAATCACCCCGACGAGTACGCTGAACTGTATCGGAAGTACTGCATACAGTTTGGCTCGTTCCCACGCACAGCAAGACTCGACGCAATCAAACTATTACAGAAGGAGCAATCGGCATGAGCCTATCTATGACAGAGAAGATAGCAGTAAACGCAACTCACGCGCTGCATGAGGCAATTCAAGTGGCATGGCAGACAGGATACGACACAGCACTCAAAGATATTCAAGAGAGTGAAGAAAGAATCCGTCAGCAAGTAGCAGGCGATATAGGAGAATGAATCTAGGCGAGCACGACCAACCCGCTTGCCTTGACCTAGACCCTGAGTCTTTCTTCCCCGACCCAACACCAGGGCGTAGCCATTTCAACGGAGAGCAAGGACAAGAACTTGTCTACTCAACCATCGTTGCACTATCAACATGTGCGCGGTGTCCTATGCAATCAAAGTGCTTGCAATTTGCGATAGATATGCGCGAAGCGTATGGCATATGGGGCGGAACATTCCCTCACGAGAGAGATAAAGCAATCGGCTTGCCACAAGGGCAGCCAACATCTTTCTCCTACTATTCCAAACTAAGAG